TGACCTACAAAGTCAGCTAATTCTCCGTAAAGTTTAACTTTTCTGAGCATAGCGATACCTCTTACCAGTACATTTTAATAACCACTCAGAATATGGCTCTCTACAAGATAGTCTATCTGCTAAATGGTGTAAAACCATATCTCCGAGAAAAATAGCTACATGATTTAAAGTTGGGTGCAATATAGACATTAACAATACATCTCCAACTTCTAAATTTTCATCTGATCTAAGTTCTCTAAAACCTGTTCGCCAAGCATAATCTTCAAACAAAGGATTTTCTAAAAATTCTTGTGGTGACATACTTCTTTGATAGTCCCTAAGTTTTATACCCTTTTCTTCTTTATACCAATCAACAACCAAACTCCAGCAATCAGTTACACCCCACACCCATTCACGACCTAGTAATGGTGGTTTATATCCGCATGGTTCTAAATATGACCACTGTTCTGTTTTAGGATTTACAATATACCACGGTAAATTACTATTTTCGCAACTAATTTTATCTGCCTGACTAGGATCAGGAGGTGTTATAGGATGACTATGAACAACACCAATAATTTCACCTACATTATCTGCTTTTACATAATCTTCTGGGTCAATGATAAAACACTGATGGTCTGTCATGGAAAGATTGCGACATGGATAGTATCTTTCTTTACCTTTAACATTTAATAAAAGTCCACAAGATTCTTTAGGATCTTCACGTTGAGCATGAAGTAGTGCTTTATATCTCCAACTCATTGACTAAACGTACCAATACTAGGAAATAACGCACGGGTGCATTGCCGTTTAGGTGCTCTAACTCCAGCCATATCAAGTGCTCCTGCTAGTTCAAATTCTACTACTTCTCTAGTTTCTGTTGCTTTTCGATCTATTGTATAAATTTGACGTTTAAACTCTGCTGTAGGATCTGGTGTTCCTAATGGATTAGTGCCACCAACAAAATTTGCAGCATCTAAAAATCTTGCCATTGTTCTAATTCTTGTAACAATAGCACCTGTTAAATCATTTCCTGTTGTTGTTTTATTAACAGTAAGAAGAATTGCAGATATTGTTCCAAGTGCGTTACTTACAATAAGTTTTGGTCTTGGAATTTGACCACGTTGATATGCAAAACCTGTGGCCTCTATCGGAAATCTAAGATAAGAATTACCAGCCCAAATTATATCTCCGTTAGCATTAAGATTAGATCCAGAATGAAATCTATATATTGTTGCTGCACCATGTAAAGAGTTGTCTAGTTGTAACGTAAAAAGTTCAATAATTGCAGAAGGATTTATTTTTTGAACTTCACTAAATACAGGGTCAGTGCTCATGGTTCAAATACCTCTCTAAATGTTGCCTGTATTGTTGCTCTGTTTAAATATGGAATTGATTTAGTCCATGTTTCGCAGACAAATTTAGAAGAACTAGCTTCTCCTGGTGGAGTAAAATCAAAGCTGGTGGTATCATTTGCTCTTGCATCTAAAAATGTTTCGATAGTATCTGCATCTGTTTCTGATACCTCAAATGTAAAGTTAAATATTTTTGGATTTTGATGCTGTGCTAATCCAAATAAAATTCTATGCTCATAACCATCAGCAAAACGAACTGTTCTAGTATTTGGTGCGGACCTTTTTTGTTGCCCATAAGTGGGAGTAATTGAAGGAAACGTAGTCATTATGCGAGTAAACCTCCAGGTCTTTTTTGTTGTATTAATTCAGATTGTACTGCAACTGATATAAGACGACCAAGTTCTCTGCCTCTATCTTCACTTCCTTGAACAGAAGAACCAGAAGCATCTACATTTACTACTACAGTTGTTGAGCCTCCTGCTAATTCATGGTTCGGAGTAACTCTACCTGTAACCCCTGGAGTAAATAATTCTGGACCACGCTCTCCAACAATGTAAGATTTATTAGGTTTGGTAACACCACCATCCGCAAAAAAGCCACCAATTCCAGGTATTGCTCTAAGTAAAGAAGTCGCACCAAAATCAATTAACTGTCTACGAATAGAGCCGAATACGCTACTTGCTACTTCGCCTAATGTCATTGTTCCTGTTATTGCACCATCTATAGCATCAACAAGACCTGCTTGAACTGTACTTGCAATTCCTTGATATAAGTTATTTACACGTTCAAGTTCTTGCTGTAAACGTAAAGCATTTTCAAATTGATCTCTTTCTTGTTTATTTATTTCTTTGTCAAATTCAAGAGCTTTTCTGTCAAATTCTCTAAGTTGTTCTTGAATTTCAGCTTCACGAGTACCTAAAGTTATAGATTCATTTAAAAACTGATTTTGTTTTTCTACAGATCGAGTAATTTCATCATACTGAGCAGCCCTTAACTGTTCTTTTTCTAAAACTTTGCCAATATCAGCTAATTCTTCTTTTCTAGCATCTATCCGTGCTTGTATTTCTGCTTTTTTATCCTTGACATTTTTACTTCCCGATCTACCTTTTCCACTTCCTGATCCTACTGCTGCTAACTCTGCTTCTAAGGCTTTTAAAGTTGGATCTGTTTCTGCACCAGCTATATTTGAAAGTCTTTGTGTTTCTTTTTCTTTTGAACCTGTAATTGTGCCAGCAGCGTTCGCTAAAAATGTAAAGAATGGAGCTAAAGCAGCTTGCATCCTTGTCATTGCCAACTTAAAACTATTCCCAAGAGAACGTGTTGCTTCTGAAAATTCTTCTAAATTTTTTACTCCATTTGCTCCTATCGCTTCATTCATTCGTTCTGTTACTAAAGCTAATGCAACCATTTTGCCTTGAGATTTCTCTATAAGTTTTATTCTTTCTGCTTCTGCTGTTCCATTTAAACCTAATGCAACTGTAGCCTGTTCTATGTTTGGATTTAACTCGCTAAAAGCACCAGCTAATGTATTTATACCTTCAAATAAAGTAGTAAGTTGCTGAAGAACAGCAGTAGCAACAAGACCTCCTGCAAAGCCTCCCATTTTGCCACCTACTTTAGTTCCTATAAAGCCACCAGCAAAACCAGCAGCACCTCCAGCTATTCCCTGACCAAATAACAATGGAAACGCACCAGAGATTGCTGCACTTGTAAATGCTGCTTTATTTCCTTTAGGATTTTCTCCACCAAAACCACCTCTACCAAATCCTCCTCCCATTCGATTTGAAAGGTCTATATTTTTCTTTTTCATTTTTGTATTTTCCATTATCGCAGTTGTCTCGAGGTCTATATTTTTAATCTGCTTTGCTGCTGCTGTTGCTGCTGCTTTTTGTGCTTTTGTTCCTAGTTTTAAATTATTAGCATATTCTTGTAATGCGTCTGCTGCTGCCATTTGTTGATTAGCAGTCTTACCAAAAGCTCCTTTAGATTTATTTACAGTTTTGACAAGAGCTTCCATATCTTGTCTATATTGTTTTATTGTTTTACGACCACCTTTTCCTCCTGCACCCCCTGTATTACGGGGATTCATTATGTCTACAAAGCGAATACTATCTACACTTTTTGTTAATTCTTTTACTTTTGCGTTTAACCTATCAAGACCAGATTGACCTTTTACTCTTAAATTTATATTTACACCGTAATCGGCCACGATAAAACCAAAACTTTATCTTAGTGTACCGCTTTTAGCGTTTTCTTGCTTGTGATTTATTCTTTGCGTTTTGTATAGCTTTCTCTTCGTACTCTCTTTTTAATTCGTAATAAGCCAACCAGTTTACATATTCTTCTTTAGTCAATTTATTTACAAGTTCTTGGACTGTCATTTTTAATTCAGTTGCCAAGAAGAATATAAAATACCAATCGTTTCTAGCTTTTTAAATCTGCCTTCGCTTCCTCCACTTTATATTCATCACCAGAACCTAACATTGCAAGCTGAATTTCTTGTAAAGTTCCTGCATTTACTTCTCTTCTTAAAGATGCCTTATGACCGTCTTGGAATAATCGGTTTCCATTTTTATCTAATGCTTTTGTAATCATTAGATTCAGAGCAAAATCTTCATTTGATCCACCTTCTCCAGACCTTGCAACGATTGATTCTCTTTCTGCAATAGTCAATGGATTCCAATATATCTCTAAAATTGTTTCATCTCCATCTTTTAATTGATACAAATATTTTTGGCTTACACCAAATTTGTTCTTGAGGAGTTCAATCGCTTCCATAAATTTATTAGATTGCTATTCTATTATACTAGGCGT